GGAAGGGACCGCAAGCCATACGGCGCGCATTCGCCGCTGATTGAACACCATTGGGACTGGGATGTGGCCGAGGCCAACCGAAACCTTATTGCCGCCGCGCCTGATCTGCTGGCCGTGCTTCAAGCCGTCCGCGCAGCGAATCCAATGATGGGCGCAGACCTTGGCGCAATGGTTGATGCCGCCATCCTGAAGGCTACCAACGGGGGCGCGGCATGAAGCCGCTATGGCTGTCAGACGGCAAGAAGTGCACCGCCAGCGCCTGCCGCCACCCGCAACCCTGCGCACGCCGGGATGCTGCGTACAAGCCCGGCATGTGGATCGGGGATTTCAGCGTGCCGGCTGGTGCCCACGTTGCCGACTGCACCGCACCACTGTGGCGCATGCATGTTCCGTACAGCGCAGCAGTGCAGCCGGTCGAGCCGAAGCAGGCTCGGGAGTGGATCGGATGAGGCACGCAGCCCGCGTCGATGCCAACCAAGCCGAAATCGTGGCCGCACTCAGGCAGGCCGGCGCATCGGTCTGGATCATCGGATTGCCCGTTGATCTGCTGGTCGGCTACAGAGGCCAGAGCCTGCTGATGGAGGTCAAGACCGTGACAGGCAAGCGCAACCCAAAACCAGCGCGCCATACCGAACTGCAAAAGTCGTTCATGTTGGACTGGCGCGGCGGGCCAGTTTCAACCGTGACGGATGTTCAAGGCGCACTGACCGCAATAGGGGCACTGACATGAGCGGCTGGAAACTCGTCACACGCGAACTGTACGCAGCCGGGCGACCAATGCAGCGCACAGAGTTTGCACAGGACGCAAGCGGCGCCGACCCCTACAAAGGGCTGCGCGATGCCCGCAAGTTTGGCCTGGTGCGCGCAACCCGCCGCCACTTCACGCATGTGTGGGAACTCACCGACGCCGGCCGCGCATGGGTAGAGGGCAGGGCAGAACTTGCACCGCAGCGGCGCGACGGGAAGCCCAGGCCGCTGGTGGCTACGTGGCTGATGCAACTGCCGGCAACGAACGAAATCAGACTGCCGTGAAGTGCGCTATGTGCAATCGCCCACTCGACAAGCCCGCAGCCATGCTAGGCCGGCTCGTCATCGGGCCAAAGTGCGCAAAGCGGGCGGAACTGCTCAGGCCAAAGAAGCAGCCGGCTGTGGAGCGCGACCGGAAAACGGTGGATTGGATCGAGGAGGTGACTGCATGAGTAAAGCCTACTATCGCGCACGCGCATTTGATAGGCGAAAACTATGACGACACCGCCAGTCAACCGAGCCCGCCGCATCGACTGGGCGCGCATTCTGTCCAACCTGCAGGCCGCTGGCATGTCGATGCAGCAGATCGCTGACGAGGTGGAGGTTGGGAAAAGCACGCTGTACGGCTACCTGAACCCCGACGCGCCGAGCGAGCCGCCGTACTGGGCCGGGCACTGCCTGCTGGCGCTGTGGTGCGTGCGGTGCGGTGCAAAGCTGGCCGACGCGCCGATGACCAAGGCCGTGCCCAGCGTGTCGCAGATGCTGCGCAGCTTCTCCTGACGGGATTCCGACCCCATGCGGGGGGCAGAGTGCGGGCGGTTCAACCCTACCGCACATCCACCCATGGCCCGCACCATCCGCACGCCAGGCGCTGCAGCCGCAGCCGCCGATGACACCCCCGCCGATGCGGCAGCCGCGCAGCCTGCGGCCGACGATGGGCTGCCCAACGCCATCGACATCGACCCCAAGGCCATCACCGGCCCGGTGCTGACCCGCCAGGGCTGGGTGTGCCCGGCCGAGGCTCCTCGTCCCCCGCTGCGCTGAGGTGTGCCATGTGTGACGCGATGACCATGCTGCTCGGCGCTGGCCCTGCGAAGGTGATGAGCAACCAGGGCGGCGGATCTTCAAGCCCCGACCCTGCAGCCGAGCGTGCCGCAGCCGAGGCCAGGGCGGCACAATCAGCCAACGCCCGCATCGCAGCCACGCAGCGGCGCCGGCAGCAGAGCCTGCTGAGCAGCGGCGCACCCGCCACCGACCAGGGCACCGCCAGCCGATCCACCACCAGCCTGATGGGCCGCGCACAGATGGGCGGCGGCTCGGGTCAGGTCATCCTGTGAGCGACACCGCCGACCGCCTCATGCGGCGCTGGGGCGCCATGGATGCCGACTATCAGCGGCATGTGGCGGTGTGGCGGGCCTGTTTCGAGGCCACCTATCCCGAGCGTGCAGACGGTCTGCAGGGCGATCACATCGACGCCCAGTCAGCGCAGAACAAGAAGGCCGAGTTGATGGACAGCACGGCCACCGACGCGGCCAGGCTGCTCACGTCGTCGGTCATCTCTGGCATGACCCCGGCCAACTCGGTGTGGTTCGCCATGGATGTGGGCGAGGAGTCCGACGACGAGAAGCGCTGGCTCGGTGAAGCCGCTGAGGCGATGTGGGAAGCCATCCACGGGGCGAACTACGACTCGGCCAAGTTCGAGTGCGTGCTTGACTCGGTGTGCGCTGGCTGGTTCGTGCTGTACGTGGACGAGGACGCCGACAGCGGGCGGCTGATGTTCCAGCAGTGGCCGCTGAGTCAATGCCGGATCGCAGCCAGCAAGCCGGGCGGGCGGATCGACACGGTGTTTCGCAAGTTCACGCTGAGCGCTGAGCAGGCCATGAGCGAATACGGCGAGGAGCGGCTCAGCGAGAAGGTTCGCACCGACGCCGTGCTGAAGCCCGACGCCAAGCATGAGTTCATGCACTGCATCTACCCGCGCAGCAACACGGCGCCGGGCTCGCGCATGGCCCGCAACCTGCCGGTGGCATCGGTGCACATCGAGTGCAGCAGCAAGCAGGAAGTGCGGGAGTCCGGCTATCACGAAAGCCCGGTGATCGTGCCGCGCTGGGTGCAGTTGCCGAACAGCGCATACGCCATCGGGCCGGTTGCCAACGCGCTGCCGACCATCCGCAGCTTGAACGAACTGCTGCGCCTGGAGGCTGTCGCCGTGGCGCGTGCTGCGGCTGGTGTGTACGTGGCCGAGGATGACGGCGTGCTGAACCCCCGCACGGTCAAGGTGCGCGGCGGCTCGGTCATCGTGGCCAACAGCGTGGACAGCATCAAGCCGCTGCCCTCTGGTGCGGACTTCAACGTCAGCTTTTCCAAAGCCGACCAGATGCGCGCCGAAATCCGCAAGCTGTTGATGGCTGACCAACTGCAGCCGCAGGACGGCCCGGCGATGACGGCTACCGAGGTGCATGTGCGGGTGGCGCTCATCCGCCAACTGCTGGGCCCGCTGTTCGGGCGCTTCCAGTCCGAGGATCTGGCGCCCACCATCGAGCGGGTGTTCGGCCTGATGTACCGGCGTGGGCGCCCTGAGTTGGGCGGGGCGCCGGGTCCAGTGGTGCTGGACGATGCACCCGAGAGCCTGGCGGGTGAGGTCTTCCGCGTGCGCTACCAGTCGCCGCTGGCCCGTGCGCAGAAGCTGGAGGATGTGAGCGCGACCGAGCGGCTCATCAGCCTTGCGGGCCTGATGGCTCAGACGGGCAAGCCCGAGGCGCTCGACCTGATCGACGCCGAGGAGTCACTGCGCATCGCGTCCGACGGCCTGGGCGCCCCGGCCAAGGTGCTGCGCGACGAGAAGGCGCTGAAGCTCTACCGCGAATCGAAGCAGCAGGCCGAGCAACAGGCGGCACAGGCGGCACAGGCCCAGCAAGTGCAGGGCATGGCCGCAGACGCAGCATTCAAGCGCGCCGCGACGGCGTAAAGGACAGAACATGCCGATGAACATTTCCGGGCCGCCGTGGGTGGTTGACATTACGCTGACTGCGCAGCAGGCCGCAATCGCAGCCCTGGTGTCAGGGGGTGGGATTTTGGCGCCGCTGATGTCTCAGTCGGCGCGGCGCACCTCAGTCCTGAAGCGGTTTTCTGACCAGATCGGCGCTGCATACGCCAACAGCGGCACAGCGGCGACGATCAGCATCGACGCGGCCAGCCCTTTTGGCCGACCGGCGCTCAAGGTCGCGCTGGCTGCTGGCACAACCTGGGCCGAGGTCCAGCTTTCCGGCCTGGGGTTGGGCACGTTTGATGACCACATTTTGTGGCGCGTGTGGGTTGAAGACTTCACCGCGATCCAACAGATTGCCGTCTATGCGGGCACAACCGGCTATGGCCGGTTCAGTCAGCAAAGCTATCAGTTCAACTCCAGCGATGTGGCCAGGTACAACGGGGAGTTTCCGCTAGCGGCGGGGCCGCTGCGGCAGGCAAGCAGCGCCACATTCGTGCATGGCACCGATACCCTGAACGACACCAAGATTCGCATCACTAACACGGCGGCAACTGCTGCGAACGTGTGGGTCGATGCGGTTGTCATCCCCCCGCGTGGGACTGGCGTGGTGATGCTGACCTACGACGATGGTTTCCGCTCGTGGGCCAGCATCGTGGCGCCGGATCTCTTGCGCAATGGGCTGGTTGGCTCTTTCGCATTCCAACAGAACCTGATCGGCACCAACGATACGTTGTATCTCAACAGCACCGATATCCGAAACCTTGCCGCCGCTGGGCACGAAATTGCCCCGCACCAAGTTGCCAATACGCGATTCAACGACGGCATCAGCGGGAGCCAGACCGCATCCCAGTATCAGACCGACTACAGGACAAGTCTGGCGGCTTTGCGTGGCATCTTGGGCGGCACGGCATCCTGCGATTACCACCCATACGTCCAGGGTGGTCACACGCAGGCGCTGATTGACACGCTTCGCGCCGAGGGGCTGCGCATTGCGCGTGGCGTTGACAATTTGCGGCACAACTTCCACTTGGCTGGCTTGGGGCGCGGCGTCTACTCCATGAAGACCGCCTATATGGACAGTTCCGGGCCTGATCTTGCAACGCTCACGGCTGCAGTGGACGCCTGCGAAAAATACGGCACAACCGCTGTATTCATGGGGCATGACTTTGGCCCGAATGCGCCATCGGCAAGTTACTGGACGGCCAGCCTGCACGCGCAGTTGATGGACTACATCGGCGCCAAAGTTCGTGCCGGCCGGCTGATGAACACCACGATGGGCCAGTACGCGGCGGCGATCTACGGCGCCGGGCTTGTCGAGCGCCAGTTCAGGCTTGAGCAAGCCGCCTGATCCCAGCCCCTGCCGGTGCCCATGACAACCCCGCAGCAGTACCTCGGCACGTTCGAGCTAACCGCAGACGGCCAGGCCGTGCTAGACGACCTGACGCGCTTGTTCGGCGGTGCACCGTTCGTGGCCGGCCAGCCCGACCAGACGGCCTACAACTGCGGCACCAAGGCGGTGATCGAACACATCCACGCGCAGTTGGCCAAGGCCGAGCCGCCAGGGCGCTGATCTTCTCGGGCACGCCCAGACGCCGGCCCTGTGCATGCCCTTGCCACCCAGGCCGGCGAGGTTGACACATGCATGCACGACGCTTTCCCCTCATGGATCAGGCCGGGCCTGATGGCGCGCTGGCTGGTGGGGCTCCGGCCCCGGCTCCCGCTGCTGACGCAGGCGCTCCTGCTTCAAGTCCCGCGCCTGCGGTCAGTGCACCAAGTGGCGCAACTGCGCCGGCTGGCAGCCTGCTGGCTCGGGGCGCGGGATCTGGCGACGGTGGACAGAGCCCTGCAGCAGCACCTGCAGCAGATGCCGCCGCCATTCCTGACAAGTACCTCGTCAAGCGCGAGGACGGCACGACGGATTGGGAAGCGTCGGCGCTGAAGCAGGCGCAGGGGTACAACGCCCTAGCCACCAAGCTGGGCGCGGGCGATGTCGCACCCAAGACGCCCGAGGACTACGCGCCCCCGCTGCCTGACTCGATCAGCCTGGACGCGCTCAAGACCGACCCGCTGTATCAGGGATTCCTGAAGGGCGCGCACGCCAAGGGCATGACCAACGCGCAGGTGGGCTACGTGCTGGAGGCATTCGCCCAGCGCGAGTCGATGAAGACCAGCCCCGAGGTGGCCGAGGCCGAACTGCGCAAGGTGTGGCAGACCGATGAGCAGATGCAGGCTGGCCTGGCCGGGGCTTACCGCGTGGTGAAAGCCTACGCTGGCGGCGACGAGCAGTTGGCCAAGCTGGAGGCCAAGTTCGGCAGTGACCCCGACTTCCTGCAGTTCATGGCCCGCATTGCGCCCGAGTTGAAGGAGGACCGCCCGCCTGGCGGCTTCAGTTCGGGCGAGCGCGACACGCTGCAGAGCCTGATGGCGCACCCGGCGTACTTCGACGCCAAGCATCCCGAGCATGCCATCGTGGTGGCCAAGACTCGGCAACTGTACGCAAAGGCGCACGGCTGACGGGATTCCGACCGGGCAGGGGCTGCACAGTGCGTGCGTCCCGCCCGGCATGGCTGCCGGATACCGGGGAGATAGCCCAGCCGACAGCCACCCGCCGCGCTGATCTGCTGCGAATGCGGCCCCGCATGGGACACCCGCGAACAGGCGACATCGACCCCAACAGAGGCAACCATGTCCACCTCCGCGACCATCACCACTGCATTCAAGCAGCAGTTTCACGACTCGTTCATCCACGCCCTGCAGCAGCAGGACAGCCGCTTCCAAGGCTCCATCACCGACCGGGGCATGATCTCCGGGTCGAGCTTCACCACCAACAACATCGGCTTGGTGGAAGCCCGCGAAGTGACCGGCCGCTACCAAGACAAGCAGGCCCAGGACGTTGCGCACTCCACGCGCATCGCCTACATGGCCGACTTCGACATCGGCCCGCTGGTGGTCGATGGCTTTGACCTGCCCAAGCTGGTGGCCGACCCGACCTACAAGTACGTCGAACTGCTGGTGGCTGCCGCCAACCGCCGCAAGGACAAGACGATCTACCGCGCCCTGCTTGACACCGCCCCGACCCGCACGACCGAAGGCGGCGCGCTGACCAACACGGCGATCCCGGCTGGCCAGCAGATCGCCGCTGGTGGCACGGGCTTCACCAAAGCCAAGATCCTGCAGGCCAAGGCGCTGTTCCGCACCAACGAGGCCGACGAGTTCAACGGCGAGGAGCTGTATCTGGCCTACGACGGCGTGATGCTGCGCCAGTTGCTGAGCGACACCACCCTGACGAGCGCCGACTTCATGACGGTGCAGATGCTGCAGACCGGCAGCCTCGCGCAGAAGTGGTGCGGCTTCACCTGGCTGCCGTACAACGCCCTGGATGTGCCGGCCGGCAACACCTCGCGCACCATCGCTTGGGCGAAGTCCTCGCTGCAACTCGGCACCGGCATCGACGCCAAGACCGACGTCAGCGAGAACAAGAGCAAGCGCGGCCACCCGAACGAGGTGTACGGCTGGCTGTCGCTGGGCGCTGTGCGCCAGGACGAGAAGAAGGTCGTTCAGATCGACTTCGCCAACAACGTCTGACCCGCAACCTGACCATCAAGGAGCCCAACCATGGCCATCCAATCGACCCAGTACGCGGGCCTGACTGCCGTCCCCCGTGTGAAGCCGTCCCCCGTGGACAGCGGCAACAGCATCAAGATGTTCCGCTTCACCACGCCCACCACCTACGCCGCGCAGGCTGCGAACGAACTGTGGGACATGGGCATCATCCCGGCCGGCAGCCTGATCCTGCCGTTCGGTGTGGTGGAGAACGCGACCAACGCCGCATCGGTGATCT